TACTGTTATCGGAACATCATACGGTGAAGGAAGTGGCTCACCAGATGTGTGGTCAGAAGAGCTGGATAATGATTATGGGTACACCCAAATCTTTAAGACAGCCGCTGAAATGTCTAACACCACACGCGCAACTCGCTATCGTGGGTACGCAGACGAATGGCAACGGATTTGGAATCTGAAGCTAAGAGAACACAAGATTGACATCGAAAGGGCAATGCTCTTTGGCCAACGGGCCAGTCAAAGCGGAATCAATTATACGGAAGGTATATCTGGACATATAATTAAAAATGGAACATCAGTTGTTGATGACAGTGCGCTGTCTTATTCAGCTGGAGCTCCGTATTTTAGAAGTTCAGCTACAAGCGAACTTACATATGACAGGTTGCTTTCTGATTTTGAGGTCGTTTATGACCCAGCCCGTGGCGGTGGACAGTCAAAGTTAGCTTTGGCTAGTTTGCCGGTGATTACATTTTTTAACAAGCTTGGAGCTGATTTCTTTGTGAATCGTTCCTATATGGCTGGAACCTCCACAACGGTCAATGATGTTACTGCTTTGCGGTACAACATGGCTGAGAAGGACGGAAAGTTCGGTCATAAAATCATGATGGTCGATACTATTCATGGTAGCATGGCTCTTGTAAAAGAACCGTTGTTCCGTGGATTCGCCTCAGGGTTCTTGCAGATGGTCGACTTAGACCATGTTGCATATAGACCGCTTGTTGGTAATGGAGTCAATCGTGATACGCATATTGTTACGAATGTTCAGTCTGCTGACGAAGACCTTCGTAAAGATATGATTCTAACTGAAGCTGGTCTTGAAGTTTCTTTACCGGAAACTCATTACCTCTTACACTTAGAAGGAGTATAATATGCGAGCTGATTATTTAAACGAGAACAGTGCTTCAACTTTCAGCTTATTGAAAAAGTGTGAAAGGATAAAAGTAGCAAGAACACTAGCGGCCGCTGATAGCGGCAAAGTTTTCTTTCTTGATTCTGCTGGAGGAGCTTATAGTATAACTCTTCCTACAGCTTCAAATGGAGAAGCTGGTATCAACTACAAATTCATCGTTGAAGAGGAAACTCCAACTGCGGCAATTACATTAGCCGCTGGCAGTGCAATTGTCAGTCTGGTTATGAAAGACGCAGGTGGAAATGCTTCTAATTCAACAGCAGGTACTCAGGTATCTAACATCGTTATTGGTACATCTGCCCAAAAGGGAGATTATATCAATATGCTTTGGTTTGGTGGTGAATGGGTAGCAGAGTGTATGTCTGGTATTGATGACGCTGTTACTACGTCTTAATCCGAATAAATAAGGATAACAGTATGGAACTGTGGGAGCTGTCGATAAAGGGCGGCTCCCGAAATCCAAAGAATTATGAAGTGTCAATATTGTCAACATAAAAATGAAGAACGATGGTTCTATTGTAGAGCATGTGGTGAACGTACGTCTGAAAGTAAATTTACAACTAATATGTTCATGGCAAGTGAGATTGGTAGGAGAAGTGATATAGAGTTCTCAAGTATTGACGTAGAGGCACATATGAATAGTATTCTTAAGAATAGAGAACTTAAACAACAAAATTTCTGGAAGGAGAAAGTAAATGCCATACGGTAAAGGTACATATGGGCGTAAGAAAGGACGACCTCCTAAAAAGAAAAAGAAATCCCGTAAAAGGAAGAAGAAGTAATGGCTGGAACATTAAAGGTAAAGATACAAGAGGACATAATCCTTGACAATCAGGACTATGGTTCCAAGAGAGTATTTGAGATATCAAGTATCGCAAACATATTAAAAAGAATAGTGACAATAGCCTCAGATGATGATGCCACTGTTCTTGTTTTCAAATCCACTACCGCTTCAGCGGATGGTGCGTTGGATTTACAGAATGTGAAATACATTCGTATTACAAATTTAGATAGTTCTAACTCAGTTAATATTTCATTACAGCTAGACTCAGGCGAGGATAATTCTGCCGCAGATTTATCAGTGACACATTTACTTGAGGCTGGCAGGAGTTTTTTAATGGGTGCTCCAGATGAGGGTGCTCACGCAGATGATGATTCAGCAACTATTGTAACTGCATTAACAGATTTAGAAAGTATTATAGTAGACCCTGGCTCTAACAGTGGTCAGGTAGAAGTTTTCGTGGCGAGTACATAATGGCTACATTTGAAGAGCAGGTAGAAGGTTTAACAAGTCTTTCAATAGATGGCAGTAGTGCACCAACGCAGACTGAATTGACTCAGTTCCTGACAGATGGTGCGAAAGAGGTAATCAATGTATTGCCTCCTGCTCTTTTGAATCTATGTGCATCTTCTGTATCCTTCACATCTGGTTCGGCAAGCACATTGAATACTGGAAATGTATTGCGTGTGTTCAGAAGCGATGGTGATATAACACAGCCATGCAGAGCGATTGATGCTATGAACAAAGGTAGGTTCAGTGATTCTGATGATATGAATTATGCAACTGTTACAGACCCGGTATTCTATATAGAGAATAATAGTCTTGATGTTCTTCCAGCTGGTGGCTCTGCTACCTATTCGGAAGTACAGTATCCCGCTGTTGCTTATGGTGATTCTGCTATATCGGCATTTCCAGATGAGGTTGAATATCTGGTTGTATTGTATGCGTCAATGAAAGCTTTGCAAAATAAGTTAGGAAGCAAGTCATCTGATTTACCGAGTGATGTTACATTACCTGATTTACCAGTTGCTCCTGCTGTACCATCAATATCTAATTTAACTATTTCTAATGCTGTGCCAGCATCTCCTTCACTGTCAAGTAATTCTGTTACTTTTAGTACTTCAGTGCCTACATATACAAAGCCGACATTAGCTATGGGAGTTGCACCAACAATATCAGATTTAACAATAGGAACAGTGCCTCCAAGCGTTCCCTCTGACCCCAGTTTTGATACTGGAGCTATATCAGTAAGTTCTTCAGCTCCTACATATACTAAGCCGTCTTTAGCTTTAGCGTCTGCCCCAACTATATCAGATTTGACAATAGGAGTTGTACCGCCAGCAGTTCCTAGTATTTCTACTATATCTTATATAAATGCTTTTGGTGGTGATGCAAGTGTAACTGCTGTAAGTACGGCTACAGCATCTGTTATTACAGAAGCTGATGTTAGTGGAAACGCCCCAGCTTATACTAAGCCATCAATGGTTTTATCAGCGCCCCCAACCATATCAGATTTAAATATAAATGTTGTTCCACCCAGTGTTCCATCTGCACCAAGTTTTGATACTGGAGCTATTAGCGTTAGTGCTTCAGCACCTACATATTCAAAGCCGACTCTATCATTGGGTTCTGCTCCAACAATATTAGATTTAACAATAGGAGTTGTTCCTCCATCTGTCCCTAGTCTTACTACGGTATCATACGATGATGCTAGTAATCAAGATGCTTCGGCAGATTCTATGGTTGTTCCATCTGAAGTAGATGTTAGTAGCAGTGCACCATCGTATATAAAGCCAAGTATTACATCTCAGACAAGATGGAATTCCTATTGGACACTCGGGGATTTTGGTGACAGTGACCCAGGTTCTTTATCTATTACAACATCACAACCAACTGTTCCGTCCATTAATACTGTTTCTTATACAAATGCGTCTGGTGGATATGCAGGCGCAACCGCTGTAAGTACTGCGACTGCTTCTAGTCCAATTAAGGCTAGCGTAGATAGTAATATACCTACATTTTCAAAGCCAGTTATCTCTCCAGATTTTTCTCAAGTTAATACACATTTGGATACTAATGAGGATGTTGAATTAGCATCTGTGAAAATACAGGAGATACAAACTCAGATTTCAGAGTATAATTCAGATATACAAAACGAACAAGCTGAATTCAATAAGGAGAATGTACAGTATCAGGCGAATATCCAAGCTGAATTTAACAAAGCAAATCATGATTTACAGGTAGCTGTTGCAAATGCTAATAATTTAGCGGCAGAATATAGACAAGAAGCACAGCAGACAACGGAAATGGATAAATTTAATAAACAGCAAACACAGGCTTTGAATCTTGCAAATGCGGCAAAGCAGATGGAAGATTTAATCGCCGATAATAATGGTAAGTTGCAAAAATATTCAAGTGAGATACAGTCTTATCAGGCTAAGGTAAATAACGAAGTACAGCAATACACTCAAAATTTATCTAGGTATAGTACTGAATTAAATACTGTTTATACTGCTTGGGCTAAAACAGAATCTGATAATATACAAATATTCCAATCTGATATTCAGAATGAACTTAATGTATTTAATAAAGAAAATGCTAAATATCAAGTAGAATTCAAAGAGGCTGTAGAAAAGAATAATCAGGATTTACAGGTTGAGGTAGAAAGATTCAGAGTTAAGACAGAGTTATCAAAATTTAATAAACAGCAAGACCAAGCTTTAAATTTAGCAAATGCCGCTAAACAGATTGAGGATATTATAGCAGACAATAATAGTAAGTTACAAAAATATTCACATGAATTACAGTCATATCAATTGCAGGTTAATAAAGCTGTGCAAGAATATCAACAAAATTTAGAAGGTGATTTGCAGGTGTGGCATCAGGGAAGACAAACTGATATACAAAAATATTCAAGTGATATACAAAACGAATTAAATGAATTTAATAAGGAGCAAACTGTCTTTCAGAACGATTTACAGGAAAGGGTACAGGAAGCTACCAACCAGCAAACTAAGGATTCGTCTGAATATAGTGCGAAATTACAGAGATACTCAAACGAATTACAATCATACCAGGCTCAGATTAATAAAGAAGTTCAGGAGTATCAGCAAAATTTAGATGGAGATTTGAGAGTATGGGAGTCTGAACGTCAAACAGATTTACAAAAGTATGCAAGTGATATTCAAAATGAATTGAATGAGTTTAATAAAGAAAATGCAAGATATCAAGTAGAATTACAGGAAGCAACTCAAAAAGCTGGTAATGATTTACAAGTTGCTCTGGCAAATGCAAACAATCTGGCTCAGGAGTATAGGCAAGAGGCACAGCAATCCACAGAGATGGATAAATTTAATAAGTCTCAGGCTCAGGCATTGAATTTAGAGAATTCCGCTAAACAGATTGAAGATGCTGTAGCTGACAATGGAAGTAAACTACAAAAATATTCCGCTGAGTTACAATCATATCAGTTGCAGGTTAGTAAGGTGGTACAGGAATATCAACAGAATCTCGAAGGCGACTTACAGGTATGGTATCAAGAAAGGCAGACGGATATACAAAAATATAATACAGATATTCAAAATGAATTAAATGAATTCAATAAAGAGCAAACTGTGTTCCAGAATGAACTACAGGAAAGAATACAAGAATCTCAGAATCAACAAACAAAAGATTCTTCTGAGTATAGTGCTAAACTACAAAAATATTCTAACGAGTTACAGTCGTATCAAATGCAGATTGGTAAAGATGTCCAATCATATCAAAATAATCTTGAAGGTGATTTAAAAGTCTGGCTTGAAGAGAGACAGACTGATATACAAAAATATGGTACAGATATACAGAGCGAATTAAATGAATTTAATAAAGAGAATACTGTGTATCAGGCGCAATTACAAATTTCTATACAGGATGCTCAATTAGCATCTCAGGATGATGCTCAGTTATTACAAAAATATGCAAGTGAGCTTAGTTCTTATCAAGCTCAAGTAGGTTCTTCTGTTCAGCAATATCAATTAAATCTTCAAGCTGACTTAGAAGAATATCAACAAAAATTAGCAAAGTATGGTGTAGAATTACAAACTTATCAAGCTGAATCTTCAGCAAAAATTCAAAACTATAGTGCTAAAATCCAAAAACATACCACAGATTATCAATGGTTGCATGGACAACATCAGTTGTTGAGCGCAGATTATAAGAGTGGTATACAAACCTTAATGGGAGTTTAATATGGCAGATAGAGCACAAGGAGCTGTATCTTTTACACCAATAGTAACTATAGCCGCTGATTCTGATGCTGATGCGGTTGACGCTATACATCATAATATCAAAGGTTCTTTAGGTGGCGACTTAACATTAACTGTGCAGGATGGTGATGATAATTGGTTTTACGCACCTAATGTAATAGTAACAAATGGTAGTGAAGAACTATTTGGAGCGTCAGATAATGCTACTGATTTAGTTGGTGCTAGTGGAGACCAGACAAATGGTCCGAACGAAGCGGCTGGTGCGGCAAGTACCTTTACTGATGATTCTGTTGCAGATTGTGATGCAGATAAAGTATGGTTTCTATTCATTAAAAATACAGGAACAAGTGATACTTCCAATACAAGTACTACTAATAGTGTTTACTTCAATTTAGATGGTGGAACAGCCGCTCATGGAACGGCTGACCAAATAGAAGTAGCCGCTAATGAGGCTTGGATGGGAAGAGTAAATGGCCCGGTTATGTCAAATGTCTTTATTATATCAGGACAAGCAAGAGCCGCTGGAGCGGCGGCTAGTGTGAATAGCAGTACATCTGTTAGGTGTACCGTTGCGGCTATTATAGAAGATGTTGCCTAATGGCAGTACATTCGCTTACAGTTAAGCAAATCATAAGTCGGGTGCGTCAGGTTTTTCCTGATGCGCCTGAGACTTATATAATGAGTCTCATTAACGACGCATTGGTAGAGCTTGGTTCATATGACAACAAGGTGGTTCACGCTAAAATGACAACAGCGGCAGACCAGATGTGGTATGACCTAAGTGATTCAGCATACAGTTCAAGCGGAAGCAGTTACAAGCTAGAGTTGAATAAGATTTTTAAAGTTTATCTAATGGACAGCGATGGAGACTATATACAGATTCCTCGCCTGGCAAATGATAATCTATTGTTAACAGATGTATCAAGCGAGTCAGCTTTGATATCACCGGATACAGAATAATGGCAAGTAATATTAAATATCCAGAAGACCACGCAATGTGGTTTGTTGAGGGCGATAAGTTCGCTCTTATAACAGATGTAGATAGTAGCGGAGATACCACTACGTCATCCAGAAAGAAATGGAAGGCGATACAGGAAGCTGTTACAGATGGTGTTCTTTTATTCTACAGCGGTGAACCAAATGATGTTAGTTCTATAGCAGATGTTCCAGATGTGGACAACTCTATGCACCATCCATTGGTTGACTTTGTAAAGCGTTGTCTTTATATGGATAAGGCAGGTAATGCGCCAGACCCTAATCAATCTGCGGTAGTTATGCAGATGGCGAATTATCATAATCAAAAATGGGTTGAAGCTACAAGGAAATTTGGAATGAAAAGACGGGATAAGGTAGGCGGTACAAGGTCTATAGTCCCGCCTAATTTAATATAGTATACCTGCATAGGGACTGTTCTCGCCCCCAATGGCAGGTATTTCAAAGGGGAACATAATGGCAGATATAAAGAAGTTCAGGTCGTACGAATCTTTAAATATAGAATCGGCTGGCGACTGGCAAGTACAAAGTGCAGTAACTGTGGATTCAGATGGGGTCGCAGTTAATTGTACTTCATATCATCAAGTACACATACTAACAGACAAAGATATTTATTTTACTTTCAATACCACAGGTACAGATTCAGATGTAAACACATCTAATGATTTATATTTAATGGGTGGAGACACAATTTATACATTAAAAGTACCTAAGGGATTAGGTAATACAACATATTTAATAATGGAAAGAAAAGAAAGCTCTGATGCAACAGCCAGAGTTGTTCTAGCTTAGGAGGTTATATGGCTTTTATTACAACAACAGCCGCCAGTATAGCCTCAGGTGGAACTATAAATGGCGACCTCACTATCAGCGGAGACATAACTGTAGAAGGCGGAGGTTCATACGCATATTCAGAAGTATTGACTGGTGATATGAAAATCACTAATACTGCGGCAAGTACTGCTTTTGAAGTACAACAAGATACAGGCACTGGTACTGCTGTCTTGATTGACCAGAATACAAATGCCGTATCTCTTTCTATAGCTTCAGAATCAACCTCTTCTGATGTTGCGGTTTTCACCGCTGATTCACAAACATCAGGTGTTATTTTTCAAGTTAACTCTAATTCGGCACAGACTGCTACTTTAGCACAGTTTGCATCTGAATCCGCTCATACTGGTACAAGGCATTTAGTAAATATAAGAAACGACCATGCTTCAGCAGTTAATGCTACTTGTTTACAACTCGACCAAGATAGTACAGGTCCAGCATTAACAGCTATTGGTGCGACGGGTAGTGGTTCAGCCGCTGGGGCAGTAATTAAACTGCAAACTGCTGAAACTTCTAATGTAGATGGTGATTATATAGGGAGAATAGAATTTAGCGCCCCACTTGATTCATCGGGTTCAGATGCAATATTAACTGGTGCATCAATTCATGCTGAAGCAGAAGAAAATTTTTCATCTACTAATAATTCTACAGGACTTGTATTCTCTACCGGAACTACTTCAGCTCCTATTGAGCGTATGCGTATCAATCAAGATGGTCTGGTAGGAATCGGCACCTCGACACCCTCACAATTATTAAGTCTGAAAGATGGAAACATTGCAATAGAAAATACTTCTGGAGGAGATTATGGAATTATTTTTGGTGATTTTCCTACAAGTGGCAATGATACAGATTATTGGATAGGGCTTGTTACGGATAATACTGGAGATGATAATGATAAATTACAAATTGGAGATGGTTCAACAATAGGTACTAATCCTTTTTTCGAGATAGATACTACAGGGAAGGTGGGAATTGGTACATCTGCTGGTGGAGGTCCGAGTCAAAAATTAGATATACACGATGGAGCTATAAGGGTACTTGACACAACGAATAATTCAGGGATTATAATAAGTGCATCAGATGATAATGTAACATTACAAGGAAATCCGAGAGCATCTGTTGGAGATTTTATTATCGAATCTGGGACTTCAACTACAGACATTATTTTTAATGTTGATGCAGGAGCACGATTCCGACTCGATGCCAACTCCCGCATCTCATTGTCTAATAATGACGATGGTGTATCAAATACAATATTTGGAAAAACTGCGGGAGACCCTGATGGTGCTGGTGATTATAATGTTTTCATTGGTGAATTATCTGGTGGTGCTGGTACACAAACTGATGCCTGTGATAGTAATGTTGCCGTAGGTTATTATTCTTTAACTAATGTAACTACAGGAAGTAGTAATGTAGCATTAGGTCAAGGCACTTTTGCCAATTTAACTACAGGCACTCAAAATATAGCGATTGGACACAATGCCATTAATCAGATGATTGAAGGCACTAACAATATTGCCATTGGTCACACGAGTATGGATGCGATGGTAGGTCAAACTGGAGAAGGTAATATTGGTCATTATAATATTGCTCTTGGTACAAATTCAATGGGAGCTGTTAATGCAGGCGCACACGCTAATGCTCAATCAGATGGTAATATTGCTATTGGCGAGAACACCTTATTCGGTGGTGAGTTTTCTGGTGATTCAGACCTTATTGGAAATATAGCAATCGGTTATCAGGCTCTTGATGGAACTACAACTAATGCTCATACAGGGACAATTGCGATAGGGTATCAGTCTCTTACAGGAGCTGTGACAGGCGCTGGGAATACCACTGTTGGGTATAAGTCATTGAACCTATTGACATCTGGCGCTCAGAATACCATTATGGGATATGAAGCAGGAAAAGAGATTAGGTCTGGCAGTAGTAATAATACAGCTTTCGGGTATGCGGCTCTTGGTCAAACTGGTTCAAGTGTAGCAGGAGATGCGAATACTTGTATCGGTTCTTTATCTGGTCGAAATATTGGTACTGGTGGTGCGGCAGAAAACAATACATTGGTGGGTTACCATTCAGGGAATGCCATTACTACAGGTGATTATAACACTGCTGTTGGCTCATTGGCTCTCGATGCAACTGATGACGGAGCTAATAATGTTGCAATTGGATATCTGGCATTAAGTGCTAATTGTGGTAATGATAATGTCGCAGTTGGATATCAAGCTGGAGTTAATATAACTGGCGGTAATAATGTTGTAGTCGGTTCAACTGCTGGTGAGTCAATGACTGATAACACAGATAATGTTGTGATTGGTCAAAATGCCTTTGGAGATGCAAATGGTGGTGAAATCAAAAATGTTGTCATCGGTGCTTATGCTGGTTATAACATAACTGCTGATGGGGCTGATAATAATGTACTCATTGGATATGGAACTGGGTCTGGAGGGTCAAGTTTTGGGAGTGATAATGTAGCGATTGGAGGTGATGCGTGTTTTAATCATGGGTCAAATACTGGAAGCGATTGTATTGTTATAGGGTCAGGAGCTGTGGGAGCGGCTATAACAGCAAACGCAAACGGTACAGTTGCTATTGGAACATCTGCAGGAGCGGCAATAGTGGGAAGTTTGCATTCGGAAGAAAATACTCTTATTGGAAATGGGGCAGGAACAACATTGACAACTGGTGATGGTAATGTGGCAGTTGGGGCGTTTGCTTTAGATGCTGAAGATACTGGACATAAAAGTGTGGCAATAGGTTATGAATCTCTTACTGCTCAAAACTCAAGTGGTGATGTCGATGCAAGGAATACTGCTGTAGGTTATTATTCAGGAAGGGCAATCACTACAGGCACAAACAATACTATTCTCGGAGCCAGTGCAGGCGTTGCTATAACTACAGATGCTTGTGTAACGGCTATAGGATATCTTGCATATTCATCGAATGATACTACTGATGGGCATGACGGTACGCCTTCTAATGGAAGTGGTAATACGGCTATAGGATATAAATCCCTTAGTGCTGTTAATAGTGCGGCTTGTATCCAAAATACAGCAGTTGGGTTTGAGTCAATGGGAGATGGCGATAGCCATTCTACTGCTAATACAGCTATAGGATATAGGGCTGGAAAGGCAATTACTTCTGGCGATAAAAATGTTGCTATCGGAGCATCAGCCGGAGCATCTATTACTACGGGTGAACATAATATTGCAATCGGTTACCAAGCCTTAGATGCTGAAGATACTCAAGGACAAAATGTAGCGATTGGAAGTTTTGCTCTTACTACTTTAGATGCCAGTGGAGCTGGAAGCAATGTGGCGGTCGGATATAATTCAGGAAATGCGATGAATACGGGGACAGGCAATACTCTTGTAGGAGCCACATCAGGCGATGCCATTACATCTGGTGGAGATAATGTTGCTATTGGGGTTTCATCGGCTGGGGCATTAACTACCGGAGGCGGTAATGTATGTGTCGGATATGCGGCAATGAATAATGCCGCAGTGGGAGAGTCAGTAAATGTAGCTATTGGTAAGTATGCTATGACATCATGCGATGAGGGTACTCAAGGTACGATTGACTATAACATAGCTATAGGTTATAATGCTTTAGCAGGTGGTGATTTAGTAACTTCAACAGCTCAGTTACAAAAATGTATTGCTATTGGGGCAAATGCTTTAGATGCTACAGGAACCACATTAAACTCAGGAAATACTGCTCATGTGGGAACGATTGCAATTGGACATGATGCTCTTACTTCGTGTACAACTGGAGCTGGGAACATTGCTATTGGGTATGGTGTTATGGCGGCTAACACAACTGGATTTAATAACATTGCTATCGGATATGGTGCGATGGATGATACTTCAAATGACACCGGAGCTCAAGATAATGTATTTATTGGCAAGGATTCAGGCGGTGGAACATGGGCTGGAGTTGGTTGCGATAAAAATATAGGTATTGGAACTAATACTTTAGACGCCGCTATGAATGGGGCTTTGAATAATACTGCTGTAGGTCACGAGGCTTTATCTGGTTTGATTGCAGGAACCAGTAATACTGCTATAGGATATCAGGCTGGATATTATGTGTCTGGTGGAATTCAAAATACATTAATTGGAGAATATGCTGGTTGGAAACTTGGTGATACAAGTTCTGGAAGTAGTCATTCATCATATAATGTAGCGATTGGAGAATATGCTTTATCTGGTGGGGATAATACAGTTGCTAATAATACAGCTTATAATAATATCGCAATTGGATACGGAAGTTGTGGTGGATATACAAAGGGTTCTGATGGAACTGCTGTTACAGCATATAATAATGTTGTCATCGGGCATCAAGCCGCTGAGGACATGACCACTGGGTCTACAAATGTCATACTTGGACCAACTGCTGGTCGGAACTTAACAACTGGTTCAGGAAATCAGTTAATCGGTGAAAATACTCTTACAACATCTACTTTAGGGATAAATTGTGTAGCAATCGGTAGTGGTGCTTTATATACTGCAAATCATACATCTAACGATGGAACTATTGCAATTGGAAATCAGGCTGGTAGTGCTCAAGCTTCTACCAGTGGTAGCCAATATGCGGCGGCTCAAGTTTATATAGGTCACAATGCAGGATTAGCATTAACTACTGGAATCGGCAATACCATCATTGGGACATTGGCGATGGATGCCGCAACTACAGAAAATAACAATACTGTCTTAGGTTATAATGCCGCTGGTGCTATTAGGCATGATGATGCTGATAACAATGTCATTATAGGATATAATGCAGGTCGTGGTGGAACAGCGGCTACAACTGATTGTATAATTATCGGTTCAAATGCTGGTGAAAGTGGCAATATAGGCGGAGCTGATAATGTATTCATTGGAAAGTCTGCTGGTGCTGGAACATGGGACACAGGTTCTATGGAGCAGAATGTTGCCATTGGAACTTTGGCAATGGGTACAGGCACTAAGAATAGCGCTGATTATAATGTAGCGATAGGATATAAGGCATTAGAAAATATAACTACCGCTGATACTAATGTGGCTATTGGTTTTCAGGCTGGGCAGTTAAGTACAATTGGGGGAAACAATGTGTTCGTTGGGGCAAATGCAGGTGAGACAAATGTAGAAGGTCAAAAAAATGTTGCTATAGGAACTCTGGCTTTTTACAATGGTCAAGAGGATTCTGGATGCGTTGCTGTAGGTTATGAAGCTTTAAATGATGCAGATGTCAGTAATACTGGTAGTGCTGTATTGTCTTATAATACCGCAGTTGGTTATCAATGTGGAGATAGTATTACTACTGGTAAAAATAATACTGGATTAGGAGCATCATGCGCTTTTGATGTAGATGCTAATAACCAGACTTGTATAGGATATCAAGCAACAACATCTGCCGCCAATGCTGTTAAAATAGGGAATGGTTCTGTTTCTGCGGCTAATATACAAGTTGACTGGACAATAGATTCTGATATAAGAATAAAGAAAGATGTAATAGATAATACTTTAGGGCTTTCTTTTATTAATAGTTTAAAGACAAGAAAATATAGAAAACTTCATCCGGCAGATTGGGACAAAGAAATAAGAGAAAAGAGATATGAAAAAGATGAAAGAGATGAATTTGATGATGTTAAAGTTTGGGATGGATTAATTGCTCAAGAAGTAAAAGAAGCTGTAGATAAGAGTGGAACCACATTTAGTGGATGGAGTGAGGATTCCAATGGTAAGCAAGGTATTCAATATTCAGCTATGGTAATGCCACTTATAAAAGCAGTGCAGGAGCTGTCATTAGAAGTAAATAATTTGAAACAACAGTTAAAGGAACAATCATGAGAAACTACAAAGCAATGAAAGCCGCTGGTAAGTGGTCTGTCAGAAAGCAGAAAGTTGTAGACCAAGCCGCTGTAAGCGAAATAAAGGATGGCGATACCGTTGTCCGAGCCGCTCAAGCAGAACGGTCACACAATGAATTGCAACTCGTACAAAAGAGTTATAACTCCAGTACTGGTGAGGCTCAAGCTGACTCTGTACGGTCTTATTCCTTAGATGAAGTAGCGAGAGAACGCAGTCAATTAGCGTCTCAAATCAAATCGTTACAGGATGAGGATAAGGACTGGGCACAGATGGAAAAAGACTTAAAAGCACTTTAATAACAAACAGGAGACAAAATGGCTACAGAAAAAACAACTGTAGAAAAGGAAGCTCCTCCAGTCTTTACCTATACTAAGGATGATGAGACATGGGAGAAGCCTTTTGATGAGCTACAGATAGAAACAAAACAATCTGTTGTAAGAGTACAGGAGATTGACAATAGGCTTGCTCAGTTGAATCTTGAGGCTATGGAATTAACTCAGTTAAGAGTTATGCATACCACCAGGATAGAAGGTGAATTTGCTGAGAAGGATGAAGATTCTTCTAATGGAGTGAAAGCCGAATCATAATGCTGGTTCGTAAATGTGCGAAAGGACATAAGATTTATATCTTTAAGCCACGTACATCTGGCTCTGCCCACTTATCATTCAGTTTTTCAGATGAAGAAACTGTTGAATTTGATACACTTGGAAAGAAGTATATAGTGACCAATGATGGAACAGTGTTAAAGAGAACTGATTCTTGGATAACAGCACAATCATCTTATGATGACGAATGTAAGAAGAATCACTCTGGCACAATGGGGCCACTTTTAGTTGGTAAGCATAAATTGGTCAATGGAGTCTCAACGAAACTTTAGGAAATAATATGTCTATAAATAAATATAGAGAAAATGAAGCATTAAATCTCCAACTAGGACAAGCTGGATATGATATAGTCAGTAATGCTACGGTTAATAGCCATACTTATATAGCTATAACAGTGCTTGTTGGCTCAGAGGTCATAGCAGATAATACTGCTAGTGGAACTGTTACAGCTACATCTTCTGATACAGATACTTGGGATAGTCTTTCCAATCTAGAAGTACCAGAAGGATGTACAATATACGGCAGGTGGTCTGCTGTTACAATCGGTTCTGGAGATACTGCAATAGTATACAGGGGTTAATATGAAAAATAATAGGGGGAATTCACTTGCTGAGTTCGCTGTTACCATGGCTCTCATGGCTACTTTGGCTACTACCGCCGCTCCTGCTTTTAGCCGTATCGGTGAAGGTGCTAAGGCAAAGCAGACCAAGAGAAATCTTGAGACGATTGCTGGAGCCGCTAGAACTTGGTATAATCGTCAGGTTGAAGTTGTTGGTATGGGAACATTCCCATCTCAGGCACATAGGGAAGATGATGTTGGTGACATTATTGATACTAATGATAATCGCAGGATTGAGAAATCTGATATAGAATTATCTACATTCATTCCAGTGTGGGCTGATACTGTATTCTTACATCAGTTTGATAACGATACTATATCCTCTCCATATCAGAATGGTAAATATCATTTTGGTGTATTAGGAGGTTCAGGTACTGGCGATAATATCGTGAGTCCTATATTCGTAGTTGTTGATACTGAGAATGCAATAGATTTCAATTTCTATTTTAAACCGTAGGTAAGATATGCGTATAGAGAATCTATTAGAACAGATAGAAATGATTCGTCTCCTAGATGGACTTGATAGGGATATGAATTATGGTCAGTTGCCAGAATATCTACTTGAAGATAGAACTCCTGAGCGTGGTGTCCAGAGTAGGGATAGTATGTTTAATAATCAAGGAGTGACTATGTCCATAGGTCATGGTGGTGGCCCGAGTGCTGAACAGATAGATTTACCATACGCAGATAAGCCAGTACAAGAGGAGATACCAGTTACGTTCTCTGATTTCTTTAATGGTAATCCAACGTATGAATATCAGCCATCGTTAATGCTACCTAAGCGTGATGAAATTGATGGGTGATGTTAAGCCAAAGACTGCTAGAAGTTATAGGGCATCTGTCGTGGGTGACAATACTGTTATTAGCCTTAACATTAAGTGGCTTGTTCAAGTGCTTGTGGTTGTCGCTGGAATTGTCTATGGATACTTACAGATTGAGAACCGCATTGGAGAACTCGAGCGTGGGATGGGATTTGCTAACGAAGAAATTGCAGACCTTGTATCCAAGCATATAGAAGAAGAAGAATTAAGGTATATTGAGATGGAAAAACAATTACAATGGTATCAGAAAGAATTAAATTTAAATCCATTAAGTTGGGGAAAGCGTAAAAAGAAGTAATGGAATTTATGGATATGTATGCAGAATATGGAGCGATGGGAGTTGTGGTTGCTCTATTTATATATGGTTATGTAAAGCAAGGTAAGGTTTCAGATAAGCAGGCTGAAGCCTTGGATAGACTTGACGTAGAGAACAAGGGTCAATCAGTAAAGATAAACAATATTGAAGGTATTATAATAAAATTCTTAGATAGATGGAATCAGTCTGATAATACACGAGATAGAAGACATGAGGATTTAGTAAAAGAAATTAACGAGCTTTCAGATGTTATGATGGAAGTCAAAGGAAGTGTTAGTAGGATTAATGGGAAATGATAAAAGACAAATGGAGTGCAATTATTATGTCATGGCTTATAGCCATATTTATCCTGATGCCGTTGCGACAAGCATCTCCGATTGCTTTTTACATAGTATGTGCAATACTTCTATGGGTAGCGATATACAGATTAAATATGAAAGGTAAATAATGGATTCACTGAAAGTAGCAGGAGTCAGTTTGGCAAACTATGGTCTATCTTTGACGGCTATGTCGTTAGCTCTACAATGCGTAGTAGCTGTCATGAGTATTATATATTTAACTTACAAAATAAAGAAGATAAGGAGAGAATCATAATGGAATGGTTATCAGATAATTGGGAGTGGGTAATGCTTGCTTTCGTTGTATTAGAAAAGGTTGTGAAACTCAGCCCATCAGATAAGGATGATATCATGGTTGATGTTTTGTTTCAAGGTTTATCTAAAATGGTTGGTAAAGGGAAGGAGGAAGAATGAGCGTATTCAGTAAATATATTCAGAGACAAATCAAGAAAAAAGGTTTGACTG